CCGCGAGTAGCCGTCCGTAAGGAGCTGCCGCCACCTGCAGGGTACCCAGGTCTCCTAGTGACTAGACACCGCCAAAAGGCATAAAAATGTCATTGTCAACATCACTGGTGAGAAGACCTGAAATCAAAGAGTTAGAGGTACGAATTTTTAAACTCTCTTGCCGCAAGGAAAGAGATTTTAAATCTTCTAAGTGTAGAAGGGATGGGAAACGACAAATATTGTCAGACCGTAAGTCTTCGATAGAACCCGTAAAGGGGTTCTTATAAGAAGACTGACGGCGAAGCATATTCCGCCAACAACGGGATATAAATCGATAGCGACGAGCCTCAGCTGCCACTAGCCATTTATCCTTTGTTGTACGTAAAAGGTCATCAAGACCTTTAACACGGAATAATGCTTCAACACAGTATTTGCCTCTCAAGTCATCAAGGCTTATATAAGGAGCATCACTCGGGATATCGGGATCTTCAATTCGTAAAGAATATTGATCAACAATAAACGGAATGTAATCCTTAGTACGATCAGTCGAATAGCCCCAACATTGCCAAGCAGAAGAAACACTTGGTGGTCGAGGAAACTGTACAACCTTATTCAAGGTACGCAGTATATTCGGTTTAATCGTATAAGCCCCAACTTGAGGTAAACCCACCCCATAGAGAGATTCAGGAACGAACCATGGAATATTAAGACCTCTCAGGGTCTTAAGATTTTTGTGTATATACTGCCCTAAAACCCGCTCACGAAGGTCGGGAGGACAAAGAGAGATGAGCTTATTGGCCTTGGCACCTATGGTCCGGGAATCCGTTTGACGATCTTCGCCACTACGACGAATATTCTTCATCAGACCCAGATTAACATAGTGAACCAAGTCACCTGAAGGCCCAAAGAAAGTTCTAGAATTAATATTGTAGAACTCCTCCGAGAAGTACACCTTACCAGGAGAAGGCGACAGCCCGCATCTCTTTGCCATATCTGTCCATATAGAGACCCCTTTCTCCGAACAACGGAAAACAGCGTCATCGCCGTTGATAAAGAGGGGACAATCTCTTAAAGGAATAATGGATCCTCGATCGAGTTCCATTGTCCTACGACAGATTGCAGCATTTATTATACACAAGATAGGAAAAGACATGATACTACCCATCAACTGACCCCTCTGCTGTATAGCAGGGGAAGTATAAAATGGGTTACTGCGTGACAGCGAAATAACATGCCGAGTCATAGATTCCAAAAGGATCTTAAGATCTACCTCATCGAGGGAGAATGACTTTGCAATTTCGTTACACGCAGTCTCAGAGCAGTAAGACAACAAGTCATTTGTTGCATCACTATAATCGACAGAAAGGTACTTACCAAACTTGTCGTTACTCAGCTTTGAGAAAACCATGTCCTTGGCGTCTAGAATGTCCTCTCCTATGAGACGGAAGACAGAAAGTCCCCTCATCCAGGAATGAAGACGTTGCTGCAAAGGCTTAAGGTACATCATACGTAGGGGAGCCCCTTTCGTAATGACACGAACCTTAAGCGCTTCTGCCAGGCCTAAAGGCTCAGCAGAAGGGCTTTCAGCAATAGCGCCAAGACGTATACGGTCGTAAAGAAGACAAAAGGCTTCTTTCAACTTTGTATCGTCATAACCTATCCATTGTTCGTTCGCGATGATAGGATCGATTAGACTATATCTTGTCCTAAGGCCAGAAAGGAGGGTAGGGTGCTCTAAAAGAGCACTTACACTACCACCCCCAGACCTGGACATAATATAATTGGCGGAGGTTGATGGAAAGAAAGGACGAGGGTCCCTTAAAGGGTTCTCGTTCTTCGTTCCAAAAATTTCTCGTACCGTACGTCTAATCTGCGCATTAATCTCGG